ACCTAAAGTTCCTTGTAAAACAAGAAAGTCGTTTACTAACTGAGTTGTTAGTTTAGCTTGACCACCTAAGTTTGATAAGATATCGGCTTGTATCGTTCTTACTGCATCCGTGCCTAAACCAAACTCTTTCGCTCTTATTCCAAGTAACTGAGATTGTGCTGATAACTTTGTCGCTTCAACAACTGATAAACCTAACTCTCTTCTATTAGCTTGTATATTTTGACCAAACTCTATTACATTAGCAACAATTAATGCAAATACACCTGCGATACCAGGTAAAAACCCTTTTATTGATGAGATACCTTTACCTGCTATACTTATGGCTTTACTAAATTTGACTGAAGTATTCGATGCGTTCGCTATCTGTCCTGCTATATCTTCAACATTAATACCTTGTTGTTTTGCTAAATCTATTTGGTCTTGTGATATATTTGATAAGATTTCTTCTTTCGAAATTTTTTCACTTGTACCATCAGCTATTCCGTCTCTAACTTGTTGTTCTTTTTCTGCTAATGCATTTAAAGTTTGTCTAACACCAATAATATCTTCGGTTTGTTCTTTATTTTTTAACTCTAATCTAGTAGCGACTAAAAGTTGTCTTGTTTGGTCTTTGAATACCCCAAATCTTTTTGCAGCTTGTACGTTAGAGTCTTTTAGACTCTTCAACAATTGTTTCTCTAAACCTGCTTCTTTTTTTGATAAATCGGCTGCTTTTAGGTTGACTATCTTTTTTTCATTGTCAAGTATTTGTTTTACAAGATTATTAGATTCTTCTAAACTTTTTGTTCTTCTTTTATCTTGTTC